AGGCGATTGACGAGCTTGACTTCATCATCAATGACGCTCCATCTGGATACTTCCCTCAAGACATTCTAAACAAGGTTGACCAAGCGAAGAGAGACCTTGAGGAAGAATTCACCACATGGGCTGGCAGGGGAGACTCTGAAGCAAGCACCGAGTCTGCAATTTCATCCGTTATGAGCTTCTTGGAAAGCAAGGAGTCTGGAGGGAAAGTTGCTCCAACCCGCTTCATGCCAGAGGGCGTGGACGAGGACAAGTTCTACTCCCAGCTTGAGCGCGTCATCACCGACAAGGTTCCCACCCGCGCCACAGCGCAGCAGATCATGGCCACCATCGACCCGACACGGGGAAGTGGAGTGAAGGCAGACGAGATCAAGTGGAGCGGCATAGAGCAGGCACTAGCGAGTCTGGAGAAGGACGGCAAGGTGTCCAAGGAGGATCTGCTTAACTACCTTCGTAACGAGGGAAGGGTGAGGTTTGAGGAGGTTGTAAGAAAGCAACCAAGCGGAATTGCACCAGAACCACAATTGCCACCAAATGTTCAAGTTGAGGAAATTAACGGAGATTGGTATATTACAAATCCGATTGAAGACGAAGGCCCATTTGCAACCGAAGAAGAGGCAACCGCAAGGATGATGAATCCAAACGCGGGATATCTTACTACAGAAACAGCTATTATTGGTCAAAACCCTTTAGACCAAACTCAATTCTTTAAATACACCCTCACCGGCGGCGAGAACTACCGCGAGGTGGTGCTGGCGATGCCTAAAACATCTGGATATACATTGCGAAATGGCAGAGGTGATATTGTTGGAACATATAAAAATAGGGAAGAGGCTTTGGTTGAATTAAAGCAACTTAAAGATTCAGATTACCTAGCAAATATAACGCCAACAGATGAGGTGTCTGGGTACACCTCCTCCCATTTCCCCGACATCCCCAACTATGTCGCCCACATGCGTACAAACGAGCGCACGCTGGACGATGGTAGCGAGGGCTTGTTCGTGGAGGAGTTCCAGTCTGACAGGCATCAGGCGGGGAGGAAGCAAGGATACGACGATAAAACAGAAAATGGTCTTGATGTAGCAACTAGAGAGTTCAATTCGATTGTTAAACCATCTAGCCCAGCCACTCCATCTGAGGTTCAACAGTTGGTTCTAGGGAATTTGCCGGGTGATACCGAATGGGCGCGAAAGGCACTTGGAGATAACTTTGATCGAATCCGTGATTTGGCGAGACAGGATATGCGTGGTATCCAAGACGCACCCTTCCGCACCACTTGGCCCATCCAACTCTTCAAACGCGCACTGCGTGATGCGGTGGATGGTGGCAAGGACTGGATTGGTTGGACGACTGGAGAGACGCAGAATGATCGGTTTGATTTGAGTAAGTCTCTTGACTCAATAGAAGTCCGCCGGATTGATGGTAGTAATCGCGTAACTGTTTACGGGACAAAGGGCAATAATAATGTTATTACTCAACAAAGCACGCTTGAGGCACTTCCAGATGTAATTGGCAAGGAGTTAGCAGAAAAGGTGATTTCTGATATGTCCCCTAAAGGGACTCCGCAACAGATTCAACGCGCAAAAATCGCAGCGGAAGAAGCCAGAAAAAAACTGCAACAACCCGGAGTAGGATATGATAGTCCGTTGTTTGATGAATATGAGCGTAAAGCTGAAGAGTTCCGTGTATTAAACGGAAAGTCCGATGTCTCATATAGTGGTCTAGACCTAAAAGTTGGCGGAAGCGGCATGAAAGGCTTCTACGACAACATGCTTCCGAAAGAGGTTGGCAAGTATGTCAAGCAGTTCGGTGGAAAGGTCGAGAAGGCAGACATGACGCAATCCGTGGAAGCCGACATCATGAGCGGCGAGGAAGCGGAAACTGGCAGCATTCCAATCTGGAAGGTGAACATCACCCCAGAGATGCGGAAGATTTCGCAGACTGGTCAGATGCGGTTTATGCCAGAGGGTGAGGCAAAGATTATCGACTCCAACATCCCAGATAAAGAAGGAGGAAAGATGCGCCCGTCTACTTGGGATAGTTTGTCCAAGGTTGGCTACTCACCAGAGGCATCTGAAAAAACACAGATTGCAACTACCGCACCTACCTACGAGTCCATTGTAAAAGCTAATGCAACGCAAGGCATGGAGGTTCTAGACTTCTCCGCAGGGAGAGGAATCGGAACAAAGGCAATGAAAGCAATCGGTAAAATGGTTGGTTTCAATGTTGAAGGATACGAGCCATTTTCTAACGAAAAAACACGGGTTGTCGCTCCAGAGTACGAAGGTGAAGATGCAATCAACCAGATACCAGATAACAGCAAGGATATCATTATCAACAATGCTGTGTTAAATGTTGTTCCAGAAGACACTGGTAGGCAGATTGTAAATCAGATTTACAGCAAGCTTAAACCCGGTGGATCTGCGTTTATAAATGTTATGGGCTGGAACAATATCAAGAACCGACTTGATAATCCAAAAACTCAACTTGTAGGCCCACGCGAAGTGGTGACACAGAAGGGGACATTCCAGAAAGGGTATACTGCACAAAGCCTTCGCTCGTTGATCGAGCAGGAACTGCCAGACGCAAAGATTGTTCGCACAAGTCATGGAGACATTGGATTTAAGGTTACTAAACCTGCTCCTCCAGCAGAAACAATGCCTGTGATCAATCAACCAGCAAAAACTGGTCAGATGCGATTCCTGCCAGAACCAGTAGAAAAGTTGTCAGCATTTAAGGGCAAGCGTGTACAAGTGTTGACTTCTGACTTGTCGCTTGTTGGTGATGTCAAATACGGAGATTACACAGCAAGCTTTAAAGGCGGGCCGGGGTATCTAGATAACGATGGATGGGCATTTACTGACAAAGCCGCAGCAGATGCGTTTGTTACTAGATGGAAAAAAGATGGCGAGCCACTTATCGGTCTTGCATCTCTAGGCTCCGCAAACCACCTAAACTCGCTTGATGCCAGAAAGGCATATGCTGAAAAGTGGAAATATCTGGTTTCAACTGGCGAGATTAGCGAAGAATTGGCCAATGATCATATCAAGCAGGCAATGAAGCGCATTATAAATTCAGACAGCAAAAATGTTAAGACTGACTGGCGCAACGCAGCTAAAATGATTGAAAGCGCAGATGATCTATCAAACTATTTCAATAAAATTCCTTGGGCTGCGGCTCCTATGTTCTATAGTAAGCTGACTGCAAAAACTCTTCCTATTAAATACAAAAAGCTTGTTGAACTTGGTCTTGATCTAGAGACAGCAGCAAAAGAATATCGCCAACCAGAGTTTGAAGGTGCTGAACTTGGAGATCTGTATGCTATTGCAGAGTACGATGGTTCGACTCCAGAACACAAACCAGAATTAAACAAGGCATATCCTTGGAGGATTAAATTTAAGAAAAAAGCTACGCTGTCGGAAATGCACAATGTAGCAAAACTTACAACAGATCCACGGGCGTTTGCTAAAAAGAAAGTTGGGGGAAGGCTTGGAGCGCAGCCACTAATGGTCACAGGTATCAATCTTGATAAGCTTTTAACTGGTGATATTACTGGAAGTGCAAAACCTCTAATATTGCGCGAGGGAACCCAAAAAACTAAAAGCAATCGAGCTAAACAGTTTGGTTCTGGAAATCCAGAGGCGTATCGCTCATATCAGCAAATTCAAGCGGAAAGAAACACCAAGAAACCCAAGAAGAAGTCTACCGCAAAAGGTGACGCTTCCGCTATTGCAAACGCCGCGAAGCTGAAGTAAAACTAACCACCATGAGCGAGAAACTAACCGCAGAACCAGATCAGGAATGGTTCGCAGAGGTCATGCGTCGAGCCGAGGAGCACGGCAACAGGCAGCGTGTGGAGTTCTGGAACCCGCAGGCTGCGGCAAAGTGCCTCTGGCTACTCGCACAGGGGAAGAGCATCAAATCCACCTCCGAGATCACAGGGCTTGCCCGTGACACCGTGAGGTCGCTCATGTGGCGGCATTCTGACACTCTGGAGACGAAGCGGAAGGAGTTCTCGCAGAAATATGCGATGGCTGCTGAAACCTACACGGACTTGCTGTTCGCGAAGGCAGACCAGTTGTCCGACGATCCCGAACAACTCAAGAACATCTCACCCGACCGACTGGCGATCACCGTGGGCGTTTTAACGGACAAGTCCATGCAACTCTCTGGCATGGCTACTGCGGTCGTGGAACACAGGCAGGGGGCGAGTATCGACGATGCCGCCAAGATGATCGCAGAGGCTAAATCTCGCATTGCCAGCAAGGTGAAGGCGAAGGCAGTCGAGGCTGAAATTGTCGCATGATCCCAGAACCAGAGTCGAGATTTGATGGGCCGATATTTCACCACTATGTGGTCGAGCATGACGGCGTTCAGCACAAGTGCCACACGCTATCCTACGCCTCGTACTTGGCCGAGAAGTTCAACGTTAAGGTTTGGAATGTGGTGCTGGAGAAGTTCATCACTCCCCACATTGGTCTTTGCGGACACTGTGAGAAATACAGCAAGCTTCACTTTGTGGATGGCAACCGAGGATCACTTCCTCCAGAGGATGATTCGTTTGGATGTGATAAATGCGGAAGTGTTTATCGGATAATCGACATCCTCATGGAAACGGACGCATACAAGACCAACCCATGAAGTGGCGTACGCACCAGATCCTTTCCCCGCCGACCGATGAGGAGATTGCCCTCATGGAGCCAGAGGAGCTTATAGAGCTTCACAGGGTCTACCATGAGGCTGTGGACAACGCAGAACGCGACCCGTACCGCTTTGGCTTCCGACTCCCCCACTGGGCGAAGGCCGAGGATCAGTTACAGGAGGTCAATGAGATTGTGGCACTTGGTGGCAACCGTTGCCTTGCTCCAGAGCAGGAGATTTACGACCCTGTACTCAAGCAAAGCAAGCGAGTTGACGAACTGGAATCTGATTTCCATGTCCAAGCATGGGATGGCGAGAAGGTTGTAATTGCCAAGGCGCAACCATCATTCAGAAAAAACAAACAAGAGATTTACGAGGTGACTCTAGACAACGGAGAATCATTCCGATGCTCAAAATCGCACCTTGTATTGCACAAACTTGGGTGGATGCCAGTTGGAGACATCAAGCTGAACGACGAGCTTTCAAGCCCATTCTGCGCTTGCCCTCTTCAGTCCAATTCGGAACACAACCCTTCAGTGTTACCTCAAGATGACGGGCATTGTTCTCAAACAACTCAAGATTCTCAATGCGATTATCGTCTTTCACTCCGTTCTTGTGGTGAACAACTTCCGAGCGGGTTAAATGCCGACCAAGATGCTTCTCCATCACTAGACGATGCTCAAGGATATAGCGAGTGTGCTTGCGAGCGTTCGGGTGGTTTGGGCAATAAAGCTCAATGTACCCGTCCTTGTTCACAATCCTGCCACCTTTCCATTCGGGATGTCCTTCGCCGCTTCGTGGCCCTGTCCGCTGACATTGTATCCCGTGTTTTTTGCAAACCTTGTAGATCAACTTCGCGGTCACTCGTGGATCTAGCTCCTTTACCAGCTTTTCCGCGATATTCGCTTGAGTCCATCCATCAGCAATCCACTGGCGTATTTGATCTATTGGGTAAGGTATTGAGTTGTGCGTTGGCATACAGACACCCTAACTATTCCCGCCGAGTTGTCAAGATCAATTACCTCCGAGAAGATTATGTCTGGGATTTTCATGTTCCAGTTTACAATAACTACATTGTAGCAGGTGTTCCCCAACACAATTCGGGCAAAACCCAATGGGGTGCATTCTCTGTGGTGCGTGCTGCTATAGAAAACCCCAACGCCGAGATCATGTGCTTCGCACAGACATCCGAGGTTAGCATCCGACAGCAGCAGAGTGCCGTGTGGGATTGGCTCCCAGCCGAGCTACGCACGAAGCAGACATCCTCCGGGACATACATTTCCTACACGAAGAAGAATGGCTTCACTGACTCATCACTCATCCTACCCAACGGCTCTCAGATCATATTTAAGACCTACTCCCAGTATCAGAACAACCCGACCATCTTGGAGGGAGCGGAGTTGGGTTCTAGGTCTCCTAATTGGCATAATGTGGGCGTTTGGTTGGATGAGTATTTGCTTGGCCCTGAGTTGATCAACACCCTGCGGTTCCGACTGGCAACCCGCAACGCAAAGCTGTTGCTGACCTTTACCCCCATTGACGGGTACACGGAGGTGATCAAGGAATACCTAGACGGAGCAACCAGCATAGAGAGCCGCGAGGCTGAACTGCTAAATGGTGAGCTTGTCCCCTATGTCCAGCGGAGTAAGAAGCGCAATGCCAGCGTCCATTACTTCCATTCACAGGACAACCCTTTCGGTGGCTACGAGCGGATTAAGGAGACTTTGGTTGGTAGGCCTAGGGAGGAGATCCTAATTCGTGCGTACGGGGTTCCAGTTAAGTCCCACGCCACCAAGTTTCCCAAGTTCAACAAGGAGGTCAATGTGGTTGAGCCTCACGCTATTCCGACGAAAAATGTGACGCTATACCATATTATCGATCCTGCGGGAGCGAAGAACTGGTTCATGGCCTGGATTGCCGTGGATGCCTGGAACCTACTGGGTCTACCGGGAGTGGCCGGGTGTGGATGTCGGTGACTGGGCAGAGTGGCGCGGTGGCAAGTGGGTTGCTGGGGATGGTGCAAAAGGTCAAGGCTACGGCATTAAGGATTATGTAGAACTAATCCGAGACCTAGAGGGTGACGAGGAGATCATGGAGCGTCTGATCGACCCCCGACTTGGGGCGGCAAAGTACCAGTCAGCAGATGGGGCATCTGCATTATCGAGGACTTGAACGACGAGGGCATCGTGTGCATACCCGCCCCCGGCTTGGAAATCGACGATGGGTTGCAGGCTTTGATCGGGAAAATGTCTTGGAATGTAACTATGCCGTCAGATTCGGTCAACCGACCGCATTTCTATGTTAGTTCCGAGTGCGAGAACATTATCCAAGCCCTGTCCGAGTACACGGGCGATGGTGGTCTGAAGGAGGCATGGAAAGACCCCATAGATGTCCTGCGCTACGCCGCAATCTCTGGCATTGACCATGTGGACGGGTCACATATAGCTGTAACTAGACAAGGCACAGGAGGATACTAACCATGAAAACAAAGAAGAAAGCAGCAAAGAAGGTGGCCAAGAAGGTTGCGCCAAAGGTAGAACCACAAGCGGAAGCGGTCATTCCCGCCCCAGAACCAGCAGCCGAGCCACTGGAGGTCACGGTTATTGGACTAGCAATTAACCCAAGGTATGTATATGCAGGGTTGGATGGGAATCGCATTGCCATCGAGGTTCCCAACCGCATGTCCCAGCGACTGCTTCACAAGACTATTAAAATCAACAGGAAATTAGACTCCGACACCTACGAATTATATCATGGAAACTGACTCAGAAGCCCTAGAAGGCGAATCGTTGATTTATCTGGACAAGGAACCAGATGTGGGTGCGCTTACCTATGCCTACGAAACCGCACTCATAGACCTCGACGAGTACTTCCAGACCTGCCT